ATAATAAGCACTCCACTCATTATGTAAGTTTTTTACATACGTTGACTCAATAATTTGAGCGTACTCGAAAAACTCCCACAGGGGATTCCCTAACCTGTATTTTTTCAAGCAATTATAGATGTCCTGATAGGCTTGGACAGTTGGTGTCTCGTGGAGGGTCACAATTTTACTATATAAAGTTGGATCGAAAGCGTCTCTATTCTCTTCGAAGGGTTTTGTAACCCGAAGTAATAGATGCTTATGCCATGCCTTACTTTTCCGTTGTGGTTTATACCCCACATAGATTGTTGTTGAGTTTTTGTTCATCACCTAGAGTCCTTTAAGTACACGTTTCTTTGTTAATCTAGTGCATTTTAAAGTAATGATTAGCTTAGGTTCTGCGAGGCGTAGAAATGACGTTTCACTTGATAAATGTGTTTTAAGTATCAAAATAGCTGATTTATGGTTTAGGAGATTTTCCACAGTCGGATCGTTTTTTAGTATTTCTGATGTTTTTGATAACTCGTCAAACAACTTATTTCTTCGTTCTGAGTTACTAGTCATAGTTTGCTTAATCTCTTCGATCATTGTTTTACCCCTTCAGGTGTAGTGTTTACGCGTACCAGTTAAAATATACTTTACTTAAATACACGCCCATAAGGTATAAATAGGGTTAATATGTAAAAAGTAACGTTATGCTTAAAACACCCCCCTTTTGGCCCATATAGGAGGCAATATAAATTAATAATATGATGTGTACCCTATAGTAAATGAAGTCGTTACACAATTGTTATTTTTGCATAAGACCAATTTAATAGTTTTGCGACATATATAAACCCCCATTGAAGCAGGCTATTAGTAGTGATATACTACCCCCTATGGGACTATAAATGGCCTAAAACGTCTTAGTTTATAGGGTGGGTATGGTTAGATAGACTTTGTTTAGGTTAGTGTGTATTATTTAATTAGTGTTTGAGACTATATATATAGGGGTTTTAGAGATGAGTAGATTAAGCGTAGACGATTTGATGCAACAAATACACAACGAACTTGACCTTTCAGAAAAAGTTGGGCGTGCACCCACGAATTTTCAAAAAGAAAATTTAGATAAACTTTTCAAAGAAGTATTTAATAACAACATTGAAACAAAAACAAAAGCTCAACTTAAAAAAGAATTTGAGTTACAAGAAGCAATTTTAATAAGAGCAGTACAAAAAAGATTCTCTAATTCTTGGAAAGCAAGCACGTCCACTTTAGTTTTCCTTACGTTAATTGTTTTCGCTTCCTTCGGGTTCATCACAATTGTATTTCAAGCATTCGCAAAAACATTATGATTAAATTTATTCGAACGACTTTAATATTTATCTTGGCTTTTCCATTGGGCGCATTACTCTTGGTTGTTGGTGTCTGCACTTGGTTAGGTGCTAAGTTAGTTTTTATTATGGAGGAGTTAGATAGTGGGGAATAAATCAGAAATGAAGCGGGACGACGACGAGGCACGCGACAACCGACGACAAGACCGAGCCGATGAGTTACGAATGCTCTTACAAGGTCAGGAGTATTTGAGGCAGCTAGAAGCTATCACGTCTGAGTTGGTCAAGATGGGGAATAAGCTTAGACGATTACAAAACAAAAACGTAGTCGACTCGATTACAGTCAGTGCAGTCAAGGCGCGTGTTCAAATCCTAAAACTTAGGGCCGACATTAATTTTCGTAGACTTGCTAAGGTGCTCCCCGATTTACGATCCATTGAGCTAACGGACGTGGAGGGTAACAACCCCCTCAAGGCGTTGGTAACTGCTATCGTACAGAACCAGGATAGGAATTTAAAAGATAATGATTGAGCTAGATATAATATTTGTGATTATAGTAGTTTTCTTGGTTCTATTATTTATAGGGGCGATCAATGACTGAGCTAGATATAATATTTATGATTATATTAGTTTTCTTTGTTCTATTACTTGTGGTGATGATCAATGATTGAATTCATTTTATTTATTTCTCTTTTGATAATATTTAGATGGTTTGGTTTCTTTGCAGACTAACGAACGAACCGACACTGAGGAATTAATTTATCTCGCCACTATCGATCCCGATATGTTCTGTGAGAAAATATTACTATCCCCCAATGAGATATGGCAATCGGAAATGATGGTTGCCATAGCGGATCTTGATCGGGCTAGGTTTGGACTACCTACAAAGTTCAACCATGATTTAAAAACCCGGTTCACCATTGCTAGTATGCACGGAAGTGGTAAGACTCACTTTATTGCTAAGCTTATGCATTGGTATAACTTCACACGTAAAGGACGTATCCCTGCAACCGCCCCAAAAGAGAAACAATTAACTACCCGAACATGGCCTGAGTTTAGAAAGATCCTAAATGGCGCGACTGAGGAATACAAGAAACTTATCAAGGTCGATGCTAAAACTATCACATGGTTTGGTGATATCGATTGGTGCGCGATTGCTGAAACAGCAGTGGCCCCCGAGAATCTAGCCGGATACCATGATACTAACCTAATGTTCCTTTGTGAAGAGGCCAGTGGTATAAATAATAATTTGTTTGCTACCATTGAAGGGGCATTGACCACAGACGGTGCTATCCTGGTGTTGATAGGCAACCCCACCCAGAATACAGGCGAGTTCTACGACTCGCACATGAAGACATCCACGGCGGACCTGTATTACCGAAAACAGATCCAACATTCTGAAACCTCCCGTATATCTGAGTCGTGGGTCAAGAACATGATCCGTAAGTATGGGCGCAAGTCCCCGGTAGTTAAGATCAGGGTATTTGGTGAATTTGCGGATTCAGCACCTAATCAACTTATCTCAGTAGGTTGGATTGAATCCGCAATACAACGTGATCTGGATGATGGATCACACTTTAAATGGCGTATTGCCTGTGATGTTGCTGGGGGTGGTATCGATGATACTATAATAATCATTTCTAAGGTGTATCTAAGCTACGTTCGGGTAATTAAGCTCTTACGGTTCAATTTCCCCGGTGAAACAGCAGTGGCGGATACCAGGGAAGCCGTGGCTAGGGTGTTTGATGGGTATGGATGTGATGCTAAGAATGGTGATGATATCGTACTTGATGCAGTTGGTGTAGGTGATGGTGCAGGAGCAGAACTAGTCAAAGCGGGATACCCTGTGATAAGATATAAGGGTGGTGAGTCCTCAGACGATGTAGAAGAGTGGCGTAATCGAAGGGTACAGTCGTATATGTGCTTTAGAAATGCTCTTAGAGATGGTCAAATAGTTTATGAAAGCGACTTTATAGACGATATAGATTTAGATGACTATTACGCTCAATGCACCAGTGTACTGACTAAAAACGATGGTGAGAAGATTGAAGACTTAGAAACAAAGAAAGAAATGTTAGCACGCGGGGCTAAGTCCCCCGACATGGGTGATGCTTCTAGCATGATATTCGCTACCCAAACACCTTACTTTCACGGGAACAATGTAATAGAATCCGTGGCAGAATTAGAATCGAACTTTGGTGAAGAGTGGTAGATGATGTTTAAATTGGCACCCGTGACAGGAATCGAACCTATATCCCCTCCCGGCATAGGAGGTGCTCTACCATTGAGCTACACGGGTGTAGTATTGGTTCCAAGATACGCTTTTAGTTGCGCGATTTTACCTAGGGTGTCGCTGTTAATCCATACCCTGAAACCAATAAGAACAAGATACACATAAACTAATTATTTGTCAAAGGCTTTCATAGATGAATTTATACGATAGTTTTAAGTCGCTGTTTCGTGGGTCTGTACCCGACGAGGACACACAAGGGAGCAGCGCACCTATTCATGAGCAAGAAGAGGCGTGGGGTACGTCATTACTATACTCAGGTGAACAGTTCCCTGAATATAACCCTGATAGCCTGGTTGGTCGTAAAGGTCTTGGTGTCTACAAACTAATGATGAATGACGAGCAGTGTAAAAGTGTTGTGCGTTTTCGCCGTAATGCTACCACAGGTCGAAAGTTCAAATTCGTTGAACCTGAAACAGATAAGTTAAGTGATGAAGAAAAGCAGTTCAGAGTTCGTCTATTCAACAACATCGTGGATCAAATGCCGGGTGTGTTCAAATCCAAACTCGATGGTATTATGTCAGGTATGCAATTCGGCTTTTCTCTTACTGAGAAAGTGTACGGGCAAATTGAATTTGAAGATAAAGTTTGGTACGGCATAGAATCACTTAATACAAAACAAGCATCCTCCTTCGAATTTTACCTTGACATTTATGGCAACCTAGTCAAATTAAACCAACACATTTCTGGTAATGAACAAACCTTAGACATAGACAATTTCATTCACTTTGTACAAAACTCTGATGTGCATAGGTACTACGGTCAGTCGGAATTGCGGGAAGCGTACCGGGCGTATTACTCTAAGGATATAGCCACACGACTACATAACATGTGGCTGGAAAGAATGGCGGGTGGTTTCACATGGGCCACACCAATGAAAGGTAAGACGTTACAGATCGGAAGCACAGAATATAACTCCCTCAAGAATGCCCTAAGTTCAATCCGTAACAACACCGCAATTATCACCCCATCTGGTATAGAGATCAACGTAGAACATCCAAGTGACTCCCAGGCTTTCGAGCGTGCAATAGGTATGCATGATAAAGCTATTGCTAAATCACTCCTAGTACCGAACCTTCTAGGGCTTAGTGAGCAAGGATCAACAGGATCATACGCACAAAGCAAAACGCAATTAGAGGCTTTCCTTTGGGATCTTGACAGTGAGGCCCGTTACCTGGAGGAGACTTTAAACGAACAATTATTTAAACAGATAGGGGATATCAATTTCGACGATGGAATGTATCCCAAATTCGCATTCAACAAACTATCCTTTGAACAGATTAAAGGGATCGTCGAAATGTGGAACAGTCTCACAGGTAGCAGTGTGGTCACATCAACTCTAGAGGATGAAAACATACTACGTGGCTTGATTGAGATGCCAGAACGTCAAGAGGAACAGGCGGACGATGGGGATATCATCGAGATTACGAAACAAGATACCGCGTTAAATGGTGCTCAGGTTACTTCAATGTTAGGTATTACTGTTAATGTGGCTGAGGGATTGTTAGCTAAAGAGGCTGCTATACAGATGTTAATCACTGCATACCCGATCACCATAGATAGAGCTAAGTCGATTATAGATCCTATCGAGGTGGATAAAACACTGCGTAAGGATAACGGTTTTGATAATGGTGGCAATCCCGAAGTAACTTATCCAGGAGATAAAGATGCTGGAATCAACAGAGACAGTATAAACAATGGTGATGCAGAAACAGGAAAGGACAAGGCTAAAGAAAAAGATAAAAAGGCCAATGAAGAAAAGGCGAAAGATAAGTTCTCCCTCCACAGATCCGCGTCCATCAGAAGAGTCGATTTCTCCACTATTGACCGATCAAGCGAAGTAGTATCTACAACGAATACCCTCGAACTTTCTGAAGCAGTAACCAAAACTGTAAACGACTTAATAGAAACGTATGTAAATACTTTTGACTTCTCTGATCCTGATATGAAAGTTATTAGTTCCATGAAGGTGAGTTCAGACAACAAACGTAATATTAAAAACACCATCAGTACAACATTGAAAGACGGTTGGAAGTTGGGCCAGTTGCACGCTGATTTAGAGATTAAGAAAGCCCTCGGTGATAAGCGACACCTAATGAGTAAGGTTAACTTCGCGTCTATCGAAGATTTAGCAGTGAAGTACTTCAATACCCAGTCATTCAACATTGCTGGTGACATTACAGACAAGTCTTTAAGCATTGTCCGCCAAGAGATTATGAATGGCATACAGTACACGAAGACGCGTGATGAAGTTACCCAATCCATCTACGATCGGTTTGTTAAGGATGGGATGGTGCCACCTGGTGAAGTGCCTGAATCATTTTTGAACGAATTGTTAGCGGGTGTATCCCCTGCACATAGAATTGAAACGATTGTTAGAACGAATACATTCACTGCTATTAATGAGGGGCGAATTGCATACTTTGAAGACCCAACACTAGACGGTTTCGTGGAGGCTTATGAATATAGTGCGATCCTTGATGGACGAACAACATCAATCTGTAATTCTCTTGGGGACGCAGACACCCCACAAATCCACGCGGTCGGTGATCCAGTGTGGGACGAGATTAAACCCCCTAACCATTTTAATTGTAGAGCGTTACTCATTCCAATCATTCAAGGTGATGTATGGGCGGAGAGCGCACCACCTGAAGTAAGTCCAGCAGACGGTTTTAAATAAAAGAGGATTATAAAATGATTCAGAAATTATTATTACAATTGGCGATCACACTTTTTAGACAGTTTCTTTTACCAAAGATAAAAGTAAGATCGTATAAAATCTTAAATGATATGAGTGATAAAGTTATGGACAGTGACTATAACCCAGTAGATAAAGAAACAATCGGAGATATTCGACAACATGCCGATGATGCACTAGATAAATTGTTTGAAGAGATAGACGAATATAAATAAATCTGTAAGAAGGAAATATGTAAATGAGTAATTCAATTTTAAAAGCGTGGAGTCACTTAATAGGTAGATCAGAGGATGTACACTGTAGTGACAATGCATTACACGTCACTGATGTTGGGGCTACGTTGCCCTTAGATAATGGGGTAGAGTTTACCTATAATAAGATACAAGTTGGGTGGGCAAATATGATGACCGTAATCACAACAACAAGCTACTCAGTATTGTTAAGTGATATGCATTCATATCTACACCCAGTATCGGCCAACGATGGGACAGGCTTGGCTAATGTGGTAGAGTATATGCAATTGTACGAAAATTCTAGTAGTTCCCCTACTTCACGCACAGACGAAACTAATACGTTAATAAATTTGAATAGAAATTTGTCTGGCCTTGCACCTAGTGTAACGATTGAAAAATCCAATGGTGCTGTCCTTATTGGAACCCAGTTATTAAATAGTGTTCAATCAACCAATCACCTATCAATGTTTCCGAATGTAATCTTAAAACCGAACACAGTATATGGAATAGTAACTACCCCGAGAATAGATACAACCAGTTACTATAATACCATCGCGTTTAACCTCACAGACCAGTATGCATAAAGGAAACACAACATGAACGAAGGATTAGGTGTATGAAATTCTCACACAGTTTTGAAGACGAAATATTCTCGGTTGGTAATTGGGAGGGGTTTAATGCCACACCTCAAGTGCTACGCGATATCGTTAATAACTTCAAAACGTTTAAATCGACATTGAACGCACCGATTAAGTTAGGTCATAATGACAAGCAAGAAGTGACCGATGGACAACCAGCATTGGGTTGGATTACTGCTGTCAGATTAGATAGCGAGACAAACCCTAAAAAGGTTTTCGCTACTTACTCGGATATGCCGACCATTGTGTTCAATGCAATTAAACGTAAGTTGTACCGTACACGTTCTATCGAACTTGAAACCCTAGTGAAGGGCGGTAAATTATTCAAACATGTTTTAACAGCAGTCGCCTTGCTAGGTTCAGAACTTCCAAGGGTAACTAATCTCCGTGATCTTGATAAGTACCTCATGAGTAAAGATTCAGGGTTTACGGACGATGAATATGATAATTATAAAGTAGCTTCAGATCGTGATACTTCTATCACTGTTAAAGAGCAAATTTGTTTTTCTATTAATATAAATAAAAAGGTAAGTACTATGACTCCAGAAGAGGAAGCAAAACTTCGGGCTGACTTAGCAGCAGCAAACTTAAAAACAACACAACTTGAAACCGACAACGTAAAGTTGACAGGTGAGAAAGACGCGTTTTCTAAAACTATCACTGACCGTGAAGCGACTGATAAGGTTGAAGCGGTTAAGGTTAAACGCGGTGAAGTAGTTGAACTATTTGAAACTGCTGTGAAAGCGGAAGTGATTACTCCAGCACAACGGGAATCTTTTTCTAAGTTGTTGGGTGTAGACGATGATGTCAAAGTCGTTTCTATTGAACTTGAAGACGTTAAAACCTTAATTGGTGGTGATGCTACTTTGTTCAGTAAAAAACCAACAGGTAAAGAAGATATGGATCAACAAAACGAAGATGATAGTGCAGAGGATGTTCTAACTACTAAAGCGTTTGAGCACATGGAAAAGACCGGCTCAGAGGATTTTGAGAAGGCTATGTTCTCCGTTATGCGCACTAACCCAAAATTGTCAGTAGAGTATATCAACTCTAATGGCGTGATCGGAGATTAATTTATGAATAACGGAAAGTTTGAAACAATAACGGTCACTGCTGGTGTTGATCTAAGCTCACAACAGTATAAGATCATTGCGGTAGGTGGAACAATTGCCGAAACTGCACTTGCCGGTTTAGGTGTATTACAAACTAAATCACAGAACGGTGAACACGCTACCTTAGCAATCGAGGGGCACATGAAAGCCTACGCTGGTGCGGCTATCACATTAGGTGCAGGTATCACAGTTACAGCAAGTGGTTATCTAGCCACAGTTGCTTCTGGCTCGGGTACTCCAGTGGGTAAAGCTCTTGTGGCTGCTAACTCAGGTGACTTGTTTGAGTTCTACGGCAACTTTGCTACTGCTGGTATTGTGACTTAATCGGAGAATATGAAATGAAACGTAAATTTAGTGCAACAGGTCGTGACCTACATTACGATCAACTTATCACAAACATGCTTATCGGATATCGTCCTCGTGGAATGATTGCCGATGAGCTTTTTCCTTCTGTTCCAGTAATGAAACAGTCTGACCATTACACAATTTTCTCTCGTGCTGATGCTTTGCGTACTGAGAATGCAAACCGTTCACCAGGTAAAGAGGCGAACATTATCACCCGTGACGTTTCCAGTGATACATATTATGCTGAAAACTACGCCTTGAAAATGGCTGTGACTTTAGAAGATAAAGCCAATGCCGATCCTGTTATGATGCAAAAACTCATCAACGGTCGTGCGCAATATATCTTCAATAAGTTATCTTTAGGTTGGGAACAACGTGTAGCAACACAGGTAACGAATACTGCTAATGTTGGTTCTAGTGCAGCGGTAGGTTCCTCATGGACTGATCATAGTAATTCAAACCCGGTACAAGATATCTTCACAGGTATGGACAATGTAGAAGACTCTACTGGCTATCGTCCAAACTCAATTATGTTGAGTGGTACGTCTTATCGTAACCTCCGCCGTAACGATGATTTAAACAATCAGATCCTTGGTACTAATAATGGGGATCGCAACATCACACGTCAAATGATTCAAGACTTCTTTGAAGTCGAACGTTTGGTTATCGGTGATGCTTTCGTGAATAACGGTAATGAAGCTCAGGCTGAGGACCTCAACCGAGTATGGGCCGATCACGCATTAGTGTATTATGCACCTATGGGTTCCCCTTCAATGGACGACCCTAGTTTTGGTTATTCTTTCCGTTGGCAGGGTAGTGGTTTACCTAACCTTCAAGCTGAACGTCACCCTTATGATTCTCGCAAGAAGTCTGAGGAAGTGGAAGTGGGCTATTATCAGGATGAAGTTATTACGGGTGCTGAGTATGGTTTTCTCATCACTAACGTTACGTCTTCAACTTAATACTAGGAGTCATTAAGAATGGCATTAGTAAAACATATTGACGACCCAACACGTAAGAAAGTGGTAAAGGAAGTCAAAAAAGAAGTTCCAGTTTCGCCAGCTAAAACTGATGGAAAAGGAAAAGGTGGTAAATAATTACCCCCTAGTTAAGTCGGTAGCGTGGGGCAAAGTCCCCACCTACTTTTATGCTAAAAGCAAAAGAGAGAGAGAGATAAATAATATGAATATAGTTTGGAAAGATATAGAAGGGTATGAAGGTATATACCTAGTAAGTGATACTGGTCTTATAAGAAATATATCAACTGGATTAAATAAAAAATTAACAACTGGAAACCATGGCTATAAAGTAGTTAACTTGTGGAAGGGTGGCGAGGGTACAGTCATACTAGTACATAGGCTAGTAGCTCAGGCGTTTATACCTAACCCAGACAACAAACCAGAAGTTAACCATAAGTATGGGGTTAAGTTATATAATCATGTCCATGGGTTAGAGTGGTGTACTGAGTTAGAAAATACACTACATGCGCATAGAACTGGGTTGCAAGATAATAAAGGTGAGAAGCATTATAATTCTAAATTAAATAACTTACAGGTGAGAGCTATAAAAGTCTGGTTGAGTAAAGGTTTCTCATGTACAAACATTGCTGAGGTTTTCGATATTACTAGAAGATCTATAAGTGACATAAAACACGGTAACACTTGGAAGCATGTATCTGTAGGAGGTTTAGTATGAACATAGTAATGCATACAGGTGGTATGGTTTTCAATGGTGAGACAATAGAAACACAATCATTAGGTGGTAGTGAAACAGCAGCGTATTATCTGGCTAAAGAACTAAAGTCAAAAGGTCATAGAGTAACAATGTTCACTAATGGTGAAGGTGGGAACTTTGACGGTGTAGAGTATGTTAATTCTGGGACACCTTCAGAACAAAACCCATTAGGCGAAGTATTCCATTTCTATGCAACGAATACCCCACATGACGTACTGATTATTCAACGTCACCCATTAGCTTTTAATACACAATATGCTTCGAAGTTAAACTTCTTATGGTTACATGATGTGCCAAACAAAGATCAAATCGGGTTGTTCAATTCTCAAATGTGGAATATATCAGGCGTGTTAACCGTGTCGGAGTATCATAAAGCTATTGTAGTTGATGCCTATAAGATCGATCCTGAATTTGTCTTCTCAATTGAGAACGGCGTTGATGGTGCTTTATATAAAGACGCTACACTAGAAAGAAACCCTACGCACTATGTTCTTGAACCTAACAAATTCAACATGATTTATTCATCCCGTCCAGAACGTGGACTTGAGCACCTTGTCGGAGAAGGTGGGATCATGGAAGTGTTAGCAAAGGAAAACACAGACCACCATTTATATGTATGTGGTTATGATAATGTCACACAACAAATGGCTCAATATTATGACTATCTAAACCAACGAATAGAGCAATTGCCAAATGTTACAAATGTCGGTTCGTTAACCAAACAACAACTAGCAAACTTGCAATTGAATTGCGACCTTGCCATTTACCCCACTGAGTTTGAAGAAGTAAGTTGTATCACGGCTATGGAGTGTATGCACGCTGGATTACCACTGTTAACAAGTAACCATGCTGCATTGAAAGAAACGTGTAAGGGTTCAGGAACTATTTTACTTGACCTTAAAAAAGGTAAAGTGGTTCACAGCAAATTCATTGGCACCCTGAAAGCAATTAATAAAGATTTATTAACTCCCCACAGAATTAAACAAAAGGCATCATCCCAGGTCCACACATGGGATCTAGTATCTAAAAGACTTCTAGGAGTAATCAGTAATAAATTCTCTGATGCTTCTATTGAGAGTAAAGCCAAACACCTTATGCGTAACGGTGATATCTTTGCCCTTAAGTTCCTATTAGATAGTACAAAAAAGAAGTCGGCTATCCTTGACGACCTGCGAATTGAATTGGGGCTTTATGACTTCGCTTTCAATGATACATTTGCAGAACATTACAAAGGGTATTATGAATACGAGAAAGAGCGTGGTGTTGATTATGGTGCAGAAGACTTAACAGGCAACCAACGTTTCGAGTTCGTATCGTCTAAGATTGCGGAGTTATATAAGCAATGGCCCCATGAACATAATATGCGAGTGCTAGATTATGGGTGCGCCCACGGACACTATACTGTGAACCTAGCTAAGCGTTTTCCTGGTATCGATTTCTTAGGTGTAGATATTGCTGCCTCTAACATTGAGAAGGCTGTAGCATGGACTCTTCAAGAGGGCTTAGGAAATGCTAAATTTATTAACGGTGCTGTTGATGTTAGTACAGGGTTATTAGCCAGTGAAGGACAACAAAAAGATATTAACACTTTAGAGTTTTTCGACATTATTATTGCGGCTGAAGTTATCGAACATGTAGCTACCCCTATCGAACATGTGTCAGTTTTAAATACCTACCTGTCTGATAATGGCACCATGATATTAACCACACCTTACGGTACATGGGAGTATATCGCGGTAAGAGAACACCACCCATGGCGTGCACATATACACCACTTCGAACGTGATGACCTTACAGAAGTTTTTGGTAAGTGTGATGATTTCAAAATAGCGGCCATACCTAGTGGGCAGGATAAGTACGGAAATGTTTTAGGTTCGTATGTTACGACATTTGCGAAGTTTTCCCATGAGTTAGGCGGGATAGATTACAAGCGTAAAATCAAACAAACCATCGGACGTGAAACTATTAGCCTTTGCATGATTGTTAAGAATGGTGAAACCACCCTTCGTAGAACATTAGACAGTGTGTCATGCGTTATTGATGAGTTAATTATAGGTGTGGACAAAACAACGACTGATAGAACAGTAAGCGTCATCTATGATTTCATTGAAGCTAACCCCACAGGCGTAGCGTTAAAAGTTATTGATATTGATTCCCCCATTGAGTCTGGATTTGCTGTGGCCAGGAATACAACAATCAAACAAGCTTCTGGGGATTGGATCATGTGGCTTGATGCAGATGAGATTCTTGATCGTGAGCAAGCATTAATCCGATATATGAGACCTAACCAACATCGTGGGTTTGCTATTGAGCAACATCATTTTTCTGTCGAACCAGCGGGGATATTAAAAACTGATTTACCTACTCGCATATTTAGGAACAACAAAAAAGTAGAGTTCCACGGTGTTGTCCATGAACACCCTGAAACAACCATGAATCATGGGATACCTTTTTGTTCTAAGGTTAAAGGCACATCTATCGCACATTACGGATACCAAAACGAAGAGATTAGGCGTAAACGTTTTGAACGTAATATCCCGTTAATGATCCGTGATAGAAAGATCAACCCAACACGACTACTTGGGAAGTTTCTTTGGATTCGTGACTTATCACAAATGTGTATGTTTGAAATTGAGCAAACAGGCAGACCATCCCAAGCGATACATGAACGGGCTAGAGAAGGTGTTACTGTTTGGCGTGAATTGTTAAGCGTTAAAAATATGCGTTTGGTTATTGATTCCCTAGAGTATGTTAGTTCGTTAAATAGAATACTTTCGGATGGTGGCGGGAAGGAGTTTAAATTCAAAATGCTGAGTGATGATTTTGGTAAAGTAGATTTAAACAACGCACGCGAGGTGTCCGCTTTCTTCAATGACAAGCAAGATGCTGAAAAACTATTTAAACTTTTAGTAGATGAAAGTCTAAAAACTTTAAAAGGATAACACCATGAGTCGCAGCAGGGTAAGAGGAAATTGGGTTAAAGAGACTACAAGTACATCAGGTACAGTGGAAACTATTACCCTTGTTGCGGTTTCAGGATTCGCAAGAGTTCAGGACGTACCAGAATTAACAGTGGGGCATGAGGTACGTTATTCAATAGAGGATGATAATGGTAATAGAGAAACAGGCTTAGGCACAAGACAAGCGGGTTCTACCTTTGATAGGACAACCGTGGAGTCTACGTTAGTTGGTTCAGTATATGATAGTACATCCCCCGCAAGAATAAGTCTGTCTGGTTCTGCTACGTTGTACCTTGCGGCTAATGATATTGACTGGGCTATACCTGCTAGTGCTACAACCGGATTAGTTAGTGGAGGTTTAATATCTATTAACGCGGACACCACTAAATTTGATATAGCATCAGGTGAAGGTACAATAATTGATAACTATACTGACCCCGATAATGTGACTAGTGTAGAGGTATCATGGTCTGCCTTTAGTGCTCAAACAGTTGATGATTTACTAGTTAATCCACGCACACACCTTGCGATAAATTCATCAGGTGCAATACTCCAACAGAGTATAGAGTTCTCAAATAGTGACGCGAAGGACTTAATCCTGTTAGGTTCATTAGGTCATGCAAACTTAACTAATATTGTTGCAGTCGTTAACAATCCAATTGCTTATTTAGACGTAGCTGGTAGGTTCTCAGATTTATTGAAAGCGTTAGGGGCGTTGAACATAACAGGTAATATATTTACACCCAATGGGGCAAATTTAAACATAAATAAAAGTGTTGGGAAAACATTAAGGTTAGGCAGTAACTTCCACAACAATAGTAAAGACGTAGATACTACAAGTGATATATCAGCCACAGTTGATAGTTTTATTTACGCGTATCGTGATGGTTTAGGTGGTTGGAACTTAGGTACTTCCACTACTGCCATAGTTCCAGGATCTTATGACGATAATTCGGGAACATTAGCGAGTGTTTCCTCAAATCAATGGACTATTCAAGTGTTAAAGTTTTGGGGTCACATAGACTCACCTAAATCTCGTATCGAGTATGGACAACAAACATTTGCCAATAAACAGGCGGCACTTGACAGTCTGCCAGATGTAGACGCAATTGATAACCCAGCTTTTTTTGATGGTGTGGCTAGGCTGTATATGGCAGTACGTGGCGGTGCAACCGATCTATCCGACATTACACACGCGGTATTTATTGAGGCGGCTAAGTTTGGAGGTGTTGGTGCAGGTCAATTTTCAAGCGCAACTACTGATCTACAACAAGCTTATGATAATTCAATAACTCCAGAAATAATTACTGATGGTACGCGTGGTGCACTCACTATTAAAGAAGGTGCAAGTGTTGCAGGTAATTTAATTGAAACCAAGGACGATGCAGACGCTACTATGTTTAGTAGTGATTTCGCTGGTGATACAGCTACAGTAGGTACTTTATCTTTTGGTAAAGCTGTTTATAAAATAGGTGCAACACTTAATGGTACAGCAATAGATAATCATGTGAACTTAGGCGCGGGTACTAGCGTTACTGGGGTAACCTCACAAACGTATGACTACTGTACCGTTGGCGGAGGTCTTAATTGCCAGGCTATACATAACTACGCAACTGTATCAGGTGGGAGTAGTTGTTCAGCCACGGGTCAATGGTCATCAGTGAGTGGTGGGATTGGTAACGGTGCTACTGGTACAGCTGCAAACGTAGG